CTGCGAATGGGTTTGCAACGATACCGTAGCGAGTCTTAAACCCGATTTTTGGTTGGAATGTGTTCTCACCAACTGCACGAACCATCTGTAGTGGAACATATGGGCAGTAGAATAGACCAGCGTCATATGGTGAAGTACCTTTGTAACCAACACATGCAACTTCATATGCACCAGCAGCATCAAAGTATGGGTCGATGTAAACTCTCATCTTACCATTTAGGACACCTGCGAAAGTCTGTCCTGTGTCATCTGCAGTGATATTGTTTTGTAGTGCAGGGTTGTAATCTAGTACACCAGCCATTGCAAGTGCGGATGCAACATCTGATGAACAGATTAGCATGTTACCCTTACCACGGCGAGTAGCTTTTGCGATTGCGTTTGCTTCTCTTTCGATTTGGAATAGAAGTCCTTTAAACTTCTCAACACTCCAACGACCGTCAGCGTCTGCATTCAAGTCAAAGATACCTGCGTTTGTTTGTCCTTGGGCACCAAGTACAGCAGTTGAATACACAGTACGGATAACTTCACGGTTAATTTCTGCCATAATTTCTGTAGAAAGAATATTTGACAGTTCTGATTCTGCATCTAGACCATGGACTGCTTTTAGGTCTTGTGCAAGTTCCATTGTGTACTCAGCTTTTAGAGCACGGGACTTTGCAGTAACGGTAATTCTCTCAATCGAGAATGCCATTTGGTTAAAGTGTCCACTAGTACCCATTGCGTTAGCGGCACCACTACCTAGTGTTTCTAGGTTTGCAGTTGAACCACCAACACCAGTTGACATTGTTGAGTTAGTCTCATCTAGTGTATTTGTGGTTGTATTAATAGCTGCACCAGCGAATGGGTCTGTATCTGCGTGTGAACCAGTACCAGAATGTGCAGTATCAGCTTCGTTGAAGAATGATTCTGTACCAGTCTGGTTGTCATATCTTGAACGCATTGCGAAGATAAGACCAGTTGGTCCTGACATTGGTTGAACACCTAATACATCATAGGCCATTAGGTTAGGCATTGCACGGCGAACTAGTGAGATAAGGACTGGGTCCATACCTGCAATTTCACCTTCTCCTGCTGTTGGTGACATACCGGCACCAACGACATTTACTTCGTTAAGCATTGCACGCTCTTCACGGGCAGCTCTTTCTTGGTTTTCTAGAAGAATTGCAGTTACCGCTCTTTTGTAAGAGTCCTTGATCTCTGGAAGATCTGGGTGCTCAATGATCGGCTTCCACTTCTCCTGTAGTTGCTCTGACAAATGCATCTCTGTGTACATCTTAGTCTCCTTTTAAAGTTTATTATCTGTTTGTTTAAGTTTTGTTAACTTCAATATTATTTATAATTTTTTATTTTTTATTAAATCTAGACAATGTTTGTGTATAGATATCCATTGTTCGATTTACAGGTTTTTTGGAAGCTTCCTCTTGGATTACAACAGGAGAATCTTCTACTGCAGTTTCTTCAGTACTTTCATCAAGCACTTCACTATCAACCTCAGAATTCTCTGGGAAATAATTTTCTCTGATAGTTTTTAGTTTACCAGAAAAATCTTCTTCAGAAACAAACTCAACTCCTTCACTCAAAGAGCGAATTTTTTCCTTTTGAGATAATGTTAAATCTTCAGTAACAGCTGTAAATACAATTTCTCTCTTTGCTTCTGTTAATGACTTATGTAGTTTAACATTCTTTTCAATTTCTGAATTAAGTTTTTCTTGAGTTTCTTCAAGTGATTTTACAGACTCTTGATATAGGTCAATCTTTTCTTCTGGGATATCGATATAGTTTTCTGTGAAAACTGTTTTCAACCCTTTAATAAAGTTTTCCATGATATCAAGTTTTAGTCCATTTTCAACGGAGAGTTTATTCTCTTCCAACCATTCTTTTGCAACATAAGTTAAATACTCATCAACTTTCTCAGAAATTTCTTGTCTGATTTCTACAAGATTTTCTTCTAAAGTTTCTGCGTATTGATTTTCAAGTCTTTCAACTTCTTCGTTGATCTTGTCAAGTACTGCTGCTTCGAAGATTGTTTTTGCTTTGTCTTTGAACTCTTCAGTTAATTCTTGACCATTTAGCATAGCATCGATATGTTCTTTAACATCGATATCTTCTTTTGCCATTTTCTTGCCCTTTTTCCAACCTTCTTTTTTGGAATAAGATGCATTCATTTTTTTCTTATCTTCGTCATCCTTGTCATGTCCATCTTCGTCCATGTCATCATCATCTTCTTCGGAATCATCATCAGAATCGTCTTCAGAATCATCATCTGAATCGTCCTCATCTTCTTCCTCATTCTTTTTCTTTTTTGTTTCTACAAGATTTTTAGAATCTACTTCTGTAGTATCTTGTTCTGTTGTGTTTTCTAGTGCCTCATCAAGCGCTTCTTCAACAACAGATTCTTCGATTTCCAAATCTTGAATTTCTAGTTCTTTATCTGCCATTTTAGGTCTCCTATTAGGTTTTAATTTATCTAACAATTTGTTATAATCATATTTATTTATAAATTTTACAAACTTGACAAGAAATTCTTAAACAAATTTATTTTAACTTCTTCAAGTTGTTGCGACTTCGCTTCTTTTAATTGTTTGGAGTAAGAATCGATAGTAGCTTCTTTGATAATACCATTATCCCAAATCCATTCCTTACCTTCCATAATACCATTTACAAAGGCATTTGGTGCGGATGGATCTGCAACAATATCTGCCGCAGTTGCTAGATAAAAATCATCTTGTACAACATTTGCATCACCAGATCTTTTTACTGAACCCATACCCCTAGATGACACTCCTAATTGAGCACCTTCCTTAATAAGATTTTTAACAATGGCACCATATGGTGTTTCTGTCATAATCTTAGCTTTACCAACAAAGTCTTTTCCTTCTAATTTCAATTCTTTAATCATGTGGGAAACACGCTCAAGATTGATTGTTGGACCGTCTGGATGTCCTAGTTCTCCAAACGCACGATTTTTTTGAATATAGTTTTCGTTATATCTTTCTACTTCTCTAGAAAGAACTTCAGTAGGATATACCCTACCATTTCTATTCTTTACATTTGACTGTAAGAATACTCCTTCAATATAAAGGTCTTTTC